TAAAAATTGGTAATCACCTGAGCACATATCATATGCACTGATGCCTGGGTTATCTACCATACAAGCATCAATTGTTTCACACATTGCTTGATACTGATTTTGTGATGGGGATGTTCTTCTCATCTCATCGTGTAGCTGCATACTTCTCAATGTGATTTCTTCTTTTACTGGAACATCATATACTTTTCCGTGTGATGGTAAAGTAAACTTTTCTTGAATTGTGTAATTTTTCATTTGTTATTGTCCTTTCAAATGTTGTTTATTTGCCTTTCTTTGCGTTTTTATTTTAGACTTGATAAATTAACCATCCGTTATATAAAAACTAAATAAAAAGGAAATTTTAATATCCTATAACAAAAATATTGTAGATAGCATATGGTATGACTAACTTATCATATTATGTATATACTATCTACAATACTATACAATTTAGTCATTGAGACTAACTAATTTTAAACTATTCACTTTCAGTTGTTGAAGTTGTTTCCTTTGCTTGAGATACAAATGTAACTGCCTCTAAATCATCAGGTAGATGCTCAATTGCTCTATCATACTCAATAGTTGCAGTAATTTGTCTCTTGTCATCACTTTCGCTAGAGAAGTCACCTTCACTTAACTGAGATACCCAACAACCAAACATATCCCAATATCTTATTTGTCTATGGTCAGGAGTATACTCAACTAAGATACCTTGTACCTTATAATCACTTGCATCACCAACAGTTTCATCTAGTGTATGTTGAGATAATCCTCTCCAAGCAAGTAATACTGATTTTGTGTCGGCACCAATATAATCATTGAATACAAATGAGCCACTTGGATAAGTCCAAGAGCCTGCAAACTTAACTTCAGTATTACCACGCTTAATTGTAATTACATTTTGTTGTGAATGAGGTACCGCAGCACTAGTTACTGATAATGCTAAAATCTCTTGTGCTTGTTGTGGGTCGATATAATCACTGCCTTTTGCAGTGCTTTTATCTACACCACTCCTTAACAATTTTGTGGTTTTTGTAAAAAGTGGATAGAACACATAATTATTACTTCTAGCAGGAGTATATAATTCAGGATGTTGTGCAATATGATATGTACCTAATTGGTCAGTTGATTTATATTTACTTGGCATCTTCTTATTCCTCCTCTACTGTTAATGTATCACTAAGTTCAATTGTAAGGTCTACTTCTTCTACTGCTTCAATTGGAACAATTCTAATCAATGCTCTTACTTGACCTCTTTCAGTGGCTTGTAGTTTAATTACCTTATAACCACTAATACCTTGTCCAGTCTTCATATTATCTAAAATTGCTACTAACTGTGACTTAAAGTTAAACCATAATCTATCCGTATTTTGTTCAAATAGAATTGACTTAGCACTAACATATAACTGCTTCTTTAATCTTGAGCATAAGTTTCTAATATTTAAGAATGAACTTGCCTTTAAACTACCTTCATTATTGAATAGTGTTCTATTTCCCCAAATTGTTACTGCACCATTAACATATGCAATTGGGTTTACACTAGCACCAGTCTTAGTAGTTAATGTGTTTGCAAACTCTTCACCATAGATAACGATTGGAGCACCACTTACTAATCCTCTTTGTAATCCAGCCATTGCATACCAAATTGGATTGTTTACAATTCCACTTGCTACTGCTTCTAAGTAAGCAACTGATGCTGGTAAGGTAATTTCAATATTATTGATATTATATGCACACCAAGGACTGAACATTGCTCCATATTTTGTAGTTACTCTAAGTGCGATTGTTAGTATATCTTTTGTGTCTACATTCCAAACGTGGTCAAATAATGCTAAGCAGTCACCACGAGTTTCTGCAATTGTCTTAATTTGTGTAATTGCACTAGGTAACGGTGCTGGTTGCTTATTTATGGTATCAACTGAGAAATAACCACCTATAGTAAGGAATGTAGGATTGTATAGTCCTTTATCAGTCAATGGTGCATAGAATGTATCTACTCCTAATGCAGTAAGCATATCTGCAAATGTAGTTATTGCAACCTTAGTTCCTGAAACGGTTTTACTTGGTACTTGGTATAATACTTGCATACCCTTAGATAATACTAATCTTGCCATTAAATATCCAGCATCATATAACTTATCTTTAGTACTATTTAGGTATGGTGCATAAGTTGTTTTATAATTATTTACATCACTATACTCTACTGGTGTATCACCAATTTTCTTTGTAAAATCATCTAATGAAGTGAATAATAATGGTGTATCAAAATCTTTAAATCCACTAGTTTTTGTATTTCCAGGGATAAATACCACCACATTATCAAAGTCAACTAAACCAGGTAGTGTATTATCCACTTCTCTTATAGTAATCTTTGCCATAAAATTCTCCTTTACTTTAATATCTATCTATTTATAATTTAGCCTAATTTTCTTCACACTCTACATCAAATCCAACTATTTGTACATTTGACTTATAAGGTAATGAGAATAAATAAGCATCATCTATAGTAAAACTAATTGTCCACCTTGTAAACTGGTCACTCACTAATCTATTTGGCACATCGGAATTATCTTCTACTGTAGGTATCAATCTTACATTAGAATAGTGTGTGTAGTTTATATCATTATAAGGTAACACAACTTTTACCTTAGGATGATTAACTAGATTAAATACAAAGTTTCTCATATATTCATCGGCTTCATACTTATACCTTGTGTATATATCTAATTGATAATTCAAGGTCATAGGTATTGCATCTATCTGTAAAGACTTATCAACGGTTGCATCTAACATCATACCATCAAAAGTCATCATCTTTTTATGTGGGTGGTCAAGGTCAACCTCTCTTGACCTTGTTAAAGATATAATTGGTAATGAAATTGGTTCATCATTCTTATCATTTGCTATTTTTTGAAATAACTCTAGTGTTTCATCAGGGGATAGTATTCTAACATTTTCATCCTTAACCCAATTCTTAATCTTTTTCACTAGGGCATCATCATATAACCTAACTGACATTAGAATACCCCCTTATTTGCTAAATACATTGAATAATATCTTCTTTCATTAAAGGATAACTCATTAAAGATACGTTGAATAATTCTAGCACCACGAACCTCTAAATTACCATACTCAATTAAGTTAAGTAATTGATTTAGTGTATATTTAGTATCTTTAAACGGTCTATTATCTCCTACTCTATATAACACATATCTACCTTCAATAACAGTGGACATTGTATCTACCAATGTATCTAATATATCTATTATATTATACCCTAAATTTATTTTGTCTAGGTAATTTTCGATTTGAATAAATTTACCCCTAGACCTTTCTCTCCTAAATCTTGCTTTCAATACATTAGGAACATAACCAAAGAAAAAATTAGATTGAACTGGTAATGATAGTCTAAACTCCATCAAATATACCCATATCACGAGCAGTTGGATATGCCTTGCTCACTAAGTCTAAATCACTCTTGCTCAATCCCTTATCTCTCATTAGTTGTCCTAAGTCTTGTAAGTCTTGTTTACTTACTTGTTGTGGTTTACCCCTTGACTTAAATTCAGTGCCTAGTTTTTTCAATTTATCTAGGTATGCTCTAATCTCATCTAGTGGTCGTAATTTTAAGTTTTCTACATATTCTGCACTATCTATATTTTTAGCATTACCTTCAAAGATAATTGCATCTCTAAACATTTGTGGATTTTGTAACCAATAGTCTAAATCTAATTTCTTTCTTTCATAACGGTATAGTTGATTATCAACTTGTACTTTTACTTTCCTTTCATCACCAGTCTCAAATACTTGGCTAAAAAAAGGGTCACCAAAATTATAGTTATTAAATATCTTATTTGATTTTAATTTTTCCAATGTATTCATAAACTCTTTTGAGCCTAATAACTTATAGTAGTATATGTAATCTTCTTGGTCATTTCCATTCTTACCATATAGGTCTTTACACCGTAAGATAAGTGTCCTAGTCCCACCACCTAAATCTTTATCAGTTAAATTTCCATCAGCATAACCATTATTTATAGATACTAAATCATCATAAGTAGGTTTAATCTTAAGTGCATTAGTGATATAAAGTAGTGTACTTATAAATGGATTTCTATCTTCATCCACAGTCTTATATGCAGTAATCCAATTATGAATTAACTTTAATGTTGGCATATTAGAGTTTGCCATTCTATTATCTTCAACATAAGTGTTTAACCAATCTTGCACAACATCTAAATATTCGCTTGGTCCTGCATCTAATATTCTTTTATCCCAATCCTTTAATGTTTGTGGTTTCTCTAATCCACTTGGAGTGTCCCAACTATCAACTCCCAATTCATTAGGTGTTGTACCATTACTACTTTGAGAAGTATTTGCAGGCTTTTGTAAATCATCTTCAAGTAATCTAATTTTCATAGTCTACTCATCCTCCTCCTCATTTAATAGGTTAAATGTATCTTTCTTGTGGCTTAATTGTGATTTATCAAAGTTGTTCTTTAACTCAGGGACAATCTCACAAGAAATAGCCCACGGATAAATCATAGACACACTACTCATTTTAGTAATCCTAAATACTCTACCTTGTGTCTTATCAAAAGCACTTGGAACAATTACCAATGCACCCTCTTGTAGATTTTCAGTATCATAAGGTAAATGTATTATTGAGGCTTCCTCGGATAGTTCGTGTACCCAATTAAGTCTTTTAGTAGTTCTTTGAGTTGGATGCTCTTCAAACATACACCCAACAAGTTGGGGAGAACTGTAATCAGCAACAAATTCTCCCACTTGATTATAGGTAGCGTTCTTTAAAGGATATTTGTATAATACATTTATTCCTTGTAATCTAACAAACTCTTTAAACCACTTTCTATGTAGTAAGGCATCAGGGTTAATCAATATTCCATAACTATCTCTTGATGTTATGTATTTATCATCCATAGATTACACCTCACTTTCTTTAATTAGTGCTTAGGTGTTACAATCTTTCCCTTAATTTCCTTTTGTTCACCCTTGTACTCAACATTATACTTATAGGATAGGCTCTCAGATAATAATCTCTTATCACCAGTAGAAACTAGTAGTGTAAATGCTTTATTATCCTTAGAGAATGTCTCATTTAATCCTACAAATTTTCTCTTTCCATTTGGAGCCTTTGCTTCCTTGAAAGTAAATGTAGTCTTTGCTTTCTTGCCATTTGTATAATGTAAGATACCTTCAACTACAAAGTTCTTCTCTTTCTTAAAACAAGAAGTTGTCTTAAAGTCTCTTACATTGTCATATACTCTTTGACAATATCTATCTACTAGGCTTTCAAATAGTGACTCATCAAAGTCTTCTTCATCTTCTTCTTCATCACCATCAGTAATTCCTAACTCTTCAAATACCCAGTCACTATCAAACCAAAGAATATCGTTAATTTCAACCATAGAAATACCTTCAGGGTAACAGTCCTCTAATAGGTTTTCTAAGTCATCTAACTTGCCTTCCTCTTCAATTCTTTCATAGGTACTTATTGCACCACTCCAAGGCTTATAAT